CGGATAGGTATTCGATGTGTCTAACGATACCTTGAAAGATCTCTGCGACCGCAACGTCGGCTTTATCGTCCGCTGGGATGACCTTGCCGGAGGGTCTGTTTTGTCGCTGTTCATTGGTTACTAACCTGACATGCTGTGGCAGCTTGTTAATCGTCAGGCAGGGACGTGCGTTGATCGTCTGACCCTGCACCGCGCCTCTGGTCGCCAACACGTCAGCGGGCCATTGCCAAGCATTATCTGGAGAGCCTGCCATGAAGCGAAGATCGTCTAATTCATCTTCCCGTGTGTCCGAATACGAAGCCTGTGCGACAGTAAATCTGTGCCGCATAGTAGCCAGACGATCAGAGTCTGGGCTATCAGAGACTTTTCCCGCGCCTTCAACGTCACTAGCAGCCATGGAATAAATTACTCTTCTTGCGGTTGTCAGAGCCAGGAATAACTTGGAGATTATTTACTACATGCAATCCTGAAACGGTTTTGCCTTTAAGCGGTATAATATGATCTACATGCCAAGGAAAGCCGTAAGCCTGTGAAAGTTCATGGGCCAACGCATAGAATTTTCTTATATCAGCAAAATCTTGCTTTGTCAGCCATTTAGGCGTCCGCATATCTTTTTCGGCTCTCTTGGCGGCGGCTAGGGCAGCAACTTTATCTCTATTAGCTGCGCGGCGTTTACGGCCAGCCTCTAAAATACGCTCTCTGTTAGCTTTGTAATGGTCTAATGTATATTGTTTTCTATACTCGCTATTAGCTTCGCGCCAAGCCTTAGTACTGGCTACGCGACGTTCGCGGTTTTTGGCGCAATAAGCTGCTTGCCGCGCTTTTTCCGTTTCTGGATTATCTTGTTTCCATTTTGCGGCAGCGTCGCGCGCGCAATCAATGCAAGCCCGCGTGCTTGTAAATCGTTGCGCTACATGGCCCTTTGAACAGCATTTACCCGTGAAATAATGCTTTAGTCCTTTAGCCCTAGCTTCGGCCAAAGATACTAGCATTTACCGCTTTTCTTGCTCATGCCGCCCTTCTTAGCCGCTGCGCGCTTTACTGAATACGCAATAGCCACGGCCTGCTTGACGGGCTTACCAGCTTTGACTTCAGCCTTGATGTTCTTACGCATGGCGTTCTTAGATGATGACTTAACTAACGGCATCAGCGTTTTCCTTTAGCTGTCTTCGCGGATCTAACAAACGCTTTAGCTGTTGGTGCGCCTTTAGCTCCAACCTTCCGCATCTTCTCGCCCGATCCGGCGGCTATGCGTGCGCGTTTGGCGTGAATGTTGGCGTATAGCCCAGGCTTACTTGCCACAGTTCCACCTTTTCATACTAGCTTTAGCGCGTTCGGCGTTCTTCGATTTAGCGACTACACCTGCCATTCTTGAGCAAAAGGATTTTTTACGTCCTTCGTCTGCTTTAGTTTTAGGATTAGGTGCCGGTGGCTTTAGCTTGCTGCCCGTAGCAGCATTATACTTAGCACGACCTTTAGCCGTCAGACCAGCGCCCGCTTTTGTCGATAGCTTCTCGCCACGACCTACCGATAACGATACCATTACTTTGATCCTGGGGTTTTACCCGACAAATATGACGTGTTAGGCGTCGCAGGAGCTTGCGCGCGAGTTACCCCATAGCCGTAGACTTGTTCAGGGACGCGCATACCAAACACGTCGCCTAACGCCTGTCTTAGTATACGAAGTCTATATTCGCTTACTACATCGCCTGGATTTTCATCTAGCGATTTTTGTAGGGTATACATCTCTTGCACCATAGCCTGCGGATCAGACATAAAATCCTGCATATATGGTGCGTTGCGTGTATAAGCGCGGACAGCGGCGGCATTAGCGTTAGGCGTTACTTCCTGTTGTTCAGGGCGTAAACTATAGCCAGGTCTTGGCGTATTAGCCATGCCGCCTTGCGGCGCATAATTTACGCCAGTATCGCTCATGGTCATTGGCGATTCATAGCCAAGCGTCGGGCCAGTATTGTAACCCGGCCAGTATGGATCGGGGTAAGATTGTGCAGGCGTCGACGCTGCGGGTTTAGCTTTCTTATCCGCCATTATGAGGCCATCCATCCTGAAGAGGCTGCGTTGCCACCATACGCGACGCGGCGCTGGTTGTCTACTCGTTGCTCGCGTCTGGCGACAGGAAATGCAAAGGTTACTGCAATAGCATCCGCTGCGTCAGGTGAGGCCAGCCCTCTCGACTTCATATCCTTCTTTGACTCTAAGAATATCGTTCCCTTACTGTCCGGCTTCATCATAGGCCCGATCAGGTCTGACTTCAGATACCTGTCCTTCGGTATGTGCGCGTCTTTCAACCACTCTTTCATCGCGCCCCACATCTCCGCGCGCTTGTTTCCATACATCAGCGGCTTCGATGACTTATTCCCGAAGTTTACGCCGCGCACCTTGTAGCGTTGCTCCTTCAGCCGATCCACGACACCTGCGCCTAATCCCCCTTCATCTATCACAACGAGGGCGGGCTTATACTCCTCGATCACGTCAATCACGCGACCCACGACCTCCATTGTGTCATCGCCACGGTGTCGTCGGATGCTCAGTATGTCGCGTCCCTGCCTTATGGCGATGACGGTAGCGTCGGCACCAAAGCGTGCTGGATCCACTCCGACCACGATGGGCGCGGACTGGTCGGATATAGCGGGACGTTCCATTGCCTCGTCAACCAGCGCGTTTCCGATGAACTGGTCGTCGCTGGCGTTGGGGAACTGACCGTAGACCTCGACGTGGGCTGCGCTTGAGTCGGGGCCATACTCGTCAATGATCTGTTGGTAGACGGCCTTATCCGTGCCTTCGACGGAGCGGGCATCGACAATTTTATTTCGCCAAAAGTCTCGCTTGGAGTTAAAACACTCATAAAAGTAACCAGAGTTACGACGGGGGTTGCTGAAGCACAACCAAAAGCGATTAGGGGTATTTTCCGTAAAAAAGCCCGCTGCAACTGACCAGATACTATCATCAATTCCGCTCGCCTCATCGAATACCAGCATGACACCCGCGAAGTTATGCACGCCAGCGTAGGAATCTGGATTCTCTGCACTCCACAACCGCCCTTCTACGCTCCAATAGCGCGTTCCAAGTTTCAGATCTTTCTCTACTAACTCCGCTATCCACTTGGCCGGTAAGACTCTCGTCGCGCTGACTTCGAACCAGTGACTGTGTATTGACATACTCAGCCACTTGGTGATCTCAGCCCATGTGACAGATCTGAGCTGCGCTTCGGAGTTAGCTGAAACTATTGTGGTAGAACCTATTCTTGTCGTCAGCATCCAGATTGTCAGCCAACTGACTAACGCGGACTTACCGATACCGCGCCCTGAACTGACCGCCAGCCGTAGCGTCTCGAAGTCTATCTTACCGTTGTTCGCTTTGATGTGCTCGCGCAGCTCGATCAGAACCTCGCGCTGCCACTGGCGCGGGCCTTCGAAGTGTTCAAGCGGTGTCCCAGGTTTCTTCCACGGGAAGGCCAGTCGCACGAACGCGAGCGGGTCGTTCTTGAGCGTCGGACTCCACAGCGTCGCCATCAGCTTCTGTTCTTCGTCCGCTGAGTAAATCGGCACTTGCATCCAATACCTGCCCTTCAATAACTCTGGTCTGCGCTTCTTCAAGCGCCGCTAATATAGATATGCGTTGCTCGACTTGGATCTGCATTGACTGCGGCGCAGTCCACTTATGCACATGCTTTAGTATGTCAAGCGCCGCTTTAGTGTCGCCGTTTAACGCGGCTGTGCGTAAGACGCCGGCCATCTCCATCTCGCCGTCTGCGCGGCCTTTGATCTCCGCATACTCAGCAATAGGATCGAACTGCACCAGCCGGCGATACTCAACCGGCAACATGCCGGCAGCTAACGCGAGCGCGTCGCCCTTGAGTCCTTTACGCGCGGCCTCGTAGATCAGTTCGAGATTCTTTTCTGTGGCCTCTATTTTACGAGGCTCGTATGGCAAGCTTTCAAACATAGAATCTTTATTAGCACATTTTTAAAATAAAAAAAAGTTTGAGTAATCCCTGCGTAGATATTCCCAGACCACGCAAGGCCCAGCCCCCCTCCCAATTGTCAACTGAGCCAAATGTAAACCAATGTCAACTATGTTTACATAAACTAAGTTTACATTCAGGCCTTGGTCTTTTTGGTCACGTGTTGCCAGGTCACATTCACGCTGGCATATTGAATGTAAACTATGGTCATTGCTTGGTCATTTTTGGGTCATGTGCATGACCATAATAACGTGTTGAAAAGAGAGGGTTTTCCTGGCTTTGGTCATTTTGGTCATTTTTTTTCAACCCTCTGACGCTCTATTAGGAGCTATATATACTTGTTTACATACATATATATTTTTTAAATAAGTAAATATAAAATGACCAAAATGACCATAATGCCACATTAACCCGCAAAATCAGCGCATTATTCATGGTCATTTGTCCACAAAATAATGACCATTCTTTACCCAGACAAGACCAAAAACGACCATTTTAACAAAAATAGTTGTTGACTAGCACAATTATTGTGTTAGTGTCCTACTGTCTATTTGTCCTAATGAAGGGAAAGTAAAATGAAAATTAACGTGAACTATCTTAAAGCTGCTGCACTTGTCACAAGTAAAGAAGAGACGCGCTATTATCTAAAAGGCGTAGCTATTCAAGCCAACGATAAAGGCGTGTTTATTGTCGCAACTGACGGCCATCGTCTGACGGCGTTCAGGCAAGCTGAGACGTATGACGGCGAATCAATAAACATTATAATTCCTATTGAAACCGTTAATGCGCTAAAGACCAAAGAAGAAACCGTCGAGTTAAATGGCAACATATTAGGTAACATAATCTTCACGCCTATTGACGGCACATTCCCCGACTGGCGGCGCATTGTGCCTAAAGAATTGAATAATCAGACGGCGCAATTCAATCTTACATACCTTGGAGACTTTGCCAAAGTTGCAAAGGCGCTAGGTAAAAAAACGCCGGCTTGCGTTAATCATAACGGCGAATCAGCCGCGTTAATATCATTTGGCCCTGATGTGGATGGTTTTGGTTTGTTAATGCCAATGCGCCTAAAATTTACAGGCATGAATGATTTACCGCCATCCTGGGCGCTTTAATAATAGGGCCGGCATAATGCCGGCCACAAATCAACACATGGGGAATAAGACAATGAGCGATTATAACGGCTGGACGAACTACGCAACATGGCGCGTAAACTTAGAGATATTCGACGGCGTCAATCCTTATGAGACTTTTGGGCGCCCATCGCGTGAAAGCGCATATGAGATGGGGCTGTGCCTAAAAGACTATGCCGAAGAGATCTTAGAACAAGAAATAGGGAATGCTGAGGGCTTGGCGTTTTCATACGCAATGGCGTTTCTGTCTGACGTTAACTGGACAGAGATTGCGCGGCACATGATCGAGGAACATAGCGAGGAGGCGGCGTGATGAAAACAATAGATCAATGGACGCTGGAAGATTACGCGCGACATTATGTCGAGACAGTCAATAGACCTGCGAACGGCTGGGGCCAGCATTGTTCTGACCTATTTGGGCAAGCGCATAATATCATGGCTAAGTCATCCAAATTATTCGGCAATGACGCAACGCAACAAGCGATTAAAAATTTATTAGAAAGGAAGCAGCATGATCGAGCTATCATTAAACCATGAAGCGGTAGAGGCGCTCATAAAGATATTAAACAATCAACCCGCGCCCTTGCCGTGGCATCTAATCGATGCCCTGCACACTATGCAGGAAGAATACGACAACGAAGCGGAGCGCCAACATAGCGCGCGTTATGATTGGGAAAGATCGGCTGAGAACGACTAAGGGGGATAAGATGAAATTCACATACTACTTTGATGAGCTAGAGTTAATCAAAAATTATGCCGTCATGGCGGCGGGTGAGATAGACGTAGATTACCGCATAGCCAAGGCTGAGCCTGATGTTGGCATATTCGAGCCGTGGATAACTGATATCGATATCACATCGATAACATTAAACAGCAATAAAAAAGACGTGCCAGCGCTTAACCTGTCGCAAGATCATTGGCTATATAAACTGATACATGACGCGCTCATTGATAGCGACGATCTACTTCAAGCATGTGAAGAGGACGCAGGCGAGGATAGGAGCGATTATTGATGAAAGAGCTTATAGCGCGGTTAAGAGATAAGGACTTAGTAACATCTATAATAAAAAGTTGCTTTGTTGTGCCAGGGCGACATCCCGCCGAGATAAATAAATTATGTAACGAAGCGGCTGACGCAATAGAGAAGTTAATAAAACAAATAGAGAAAAATAAATGAAGCAAGCGCTTTACGTCATAGGCTTGGCGGCGAGTGTTAGCCTGGCAATACCTGCCGCCATTATAACCATACTTTATCTAATAGAGAGAGGCTGATCATGTATGACTTTCTATGCTTACTCTATCGCCTATCAACGCCAGCGCTCGAGCTGATGTTACAAGGCGAAGGCGACGATACAAGACGCGAGTTAATTGCGGGAGAGATAGAGGCGCGGAATGCTACATCTTGACTTATTCTGCGACCATCCAGGGCGCATGAAAGCAAAGCCTATCAAGACCGATAAGACTAGCTGCGTCATTATCTATAAGTGCGACACTAAAGAAACGCCGATCATGCGCCTGTATATCCAACAAGCGGACTTACGCGCATTGGCG